AGAGTAAGTGTGGTAAGGTTATAAGTCCTGCCTTTCAATAAGGAGAAGCTATGCAAGAATTAGAGGTTGCAAGTGCCTGTTTGGGATTGATTTTATTCGGTGAAGCGGGTAATGATTTCAATAACCAAATGGCAGTTTATAACGTAGTAATGAATCGTAGTAAAACCATAAGTCGAGTGTGTGATACTGTATACGAACCAAAGCAATTCGAATACATCTCCCTCATTCAAAATAAGAAAGCCAAAGAACCTAACCAAAAAGAGTTTCTACAATACAAACTCCTAGCGGTTAAGTTTCTTACAAAAGCCAAAGGATATACTTATAATCCCGTTGGTCATGCGACTTTCTTCCATGATGACAGAATCAGTCCACAAAAAAATATCTTTAAAAAGCCTTTATTAGCACAAGTAAATAACCTATACTTCTATTAACTAGATAGTATTAGTTTTTTTAACTCTTCTGCCATTTCGGGAGTGCCACGAGCAATATGGTCGTCATTAAAGTCATTCCCAGCTGTCATGCTGAGCCAATACGGCTTGCCTGTTTCAATAGCGGAGTTCTCTCCAATGCCATTTCTGTCGTTATCTGCGACAACGAGACCTTTCCTGAATTTCCTAGCTATGAGCTTCATGTTGCTTGCACTGAAGCATGTATAGATAGAATACTTGATATTGCTAGTTTTCAAGACCTCCCTGATACTGAGAGCAGTCGCATAACCCTCGCAAAAGATAGGAAATCCCTTTGCGTTAAAGGCGAGAGTTGCACCCTTGCTCGTTTGTCCATACAGGAACTTCTTCTCCCCTTGTGCATTGATGAGTTGAACCCCAATCAGCGTTTTGAATTGTCGCATGGGGACTACCAATAGTTTTTCTCCGTTGTTATCCCAGACGTTGTCTAACATATCTGGAAAGCCTTTAGAAGCAAGATATGGGTGAGTTTCTTGTTTGCATTGGTGCATAATCCAACCCGCTTTCTTACGGGCTAATTCTGCTAAACGAATCTTTTCTTCATTGAGCTTGGCTTTAGAAACTTTGTTGATGACCACAGGCGTATCTTTATCGGGAAACCACGTTGCTGGTTTATCCATTGTTGCCCAATTAATCACGAATCCAACATCACCCTTAAACATATAAGAGCCATTTAGTTTTCTTGGCTTATCTTCTGTTGGAACTCGAATTGATTTATATGGGATAATGTTGTTGATAATTAAACCATGAATTCTGGCGAAGTCTTGGAATGTCATGCTGCTCTCCTAGATGGTTTGTTAGCACGAGCATAAGCAATCATTCTGCTTTTAACATAATTCATAGTCTTGATACTTGGTTCTTTTCTGCTATATTCTAACTTGGTAGGTAAGACACCATACTTCTGTTTAAACGTCTTCATCGCCCAATGAGGATTGAATTGTTTCATATCAGCGATTGAAAGTAATTCGGAATAGAACTTCTGACGTTCTTCGTATTCTTCGTTTGACATAGAAACAAACTCATGAAGCTCTCCCGCTTTGGTGGAGAACATAGGCTTCTGTTTCTTATAACCACATTCACATTCGGTTGCCTGTGGTATCCATAATGCTTGACATGCGGGACAAACCGCTTCTTTCTTTTCTCGTTCTGATGGTTCGCCTTTGGCTTTCTCTTCTTGAGTATCTAAATCTTTAACGCCATTCAAAAAGACTTCTTCCCAATCATCTCTAAAGCGTAAATAATTACCGCTATGATCTAACCATAGACCAAAGTCTTTACCTTTAAATGATCGCATAACTCTTCCCATTTGTTGAACATGGGAGGATAATGATTTAGCGAAGGGTCGTGCTGATACTCCGATCATAACATCGGGAACATCGAAGCCACGAGTTAAGATGTCTGTTGCAATTAAACCATGAATAGTGGTATCGGGTTTACTAAAGTCTTCAATGACTTTACGCTTGGCATTGGATTCATCAAGATAAGATATAGAAACAAAGTTATATCCTTTCTCGGCAAACTGAGCTACTAAGTCTTGTCCATGTGCTACTCCAGAACAGAATACAATAGTCTTTCTCGGTCTGCCGTATATCTGATGTGTTTTAACAATCCATTCCTGAACAATGTCTCCTGTGAGCTTCATACTCCTTTCGGTAGCCACATCTTGAGACCATTCACCTGCTACTTTCTTAGCACCTTTCATATCGATTTGTTTGGCGATATAAACTTTAAGTGGTGCTAACCATTTGTTGATAACTAAAAATTCTGTGGTTGAACCTGTCACCACGTTAGAATATATTTTACCGAGACCTCGTGTAAACGGAGTGGCAGTTAATCCTATGACTTTTAGTTTAGGGTTTTTCTTAATAAACTCCGTGATTTCTCGTCTTGCAATATGGCATTCATCTACAATGAGAAGATCAATCTTTGGAAAGTCTTGTCTGCGTTCTAGTGTTTGTGCTGAACATATTTGAATAGGTTCAGTCGTGTTATACTTCCAATGGTCTGATTGATATACGCCATGTGGTATATCGTATTTGTCTAATCGTTGGCTTGTTTGATCGACTAGAACAATTCTATCCATAATCATTGCTGATCGTTTGCCTTTATCAGAAGCAGCCTTCATAAGTGATATAGCTACTTCTGTCTTGCCGAATCCTGTTGGTGCGTAAAGTAATTGTGATCTGTGACCTTGTTTAAACCCTTCTCTCAACTTATCTATAACTCCAAGTTGATGCTCCCTTAACTTTAACATATTCTCCTTAACTTCCAGATAACCTCTGGTTAGGTTTTTAATTTGCGTTTTAGACTATTCAAATCACGAGTGAGTATATCATTTCTATTCTGATACATATCTCGTGAATCCTTTAGAGATTGTATTTCTATCATTAGCAACCTATTTTGTGCTACGACTGATTGATATTCGTGAAGTATATAATCCTGTTCAAACTCCGTTGCGTTCCATTGTTTAGAAGCTATAATCGCTTTTAACGATTCAACTTCATCAGCAAGTTCTGCTACTGTTTGAGATAGTTCAAGATTAGTTTGTATTAAATCATCATGGTTTGTTACTGACTTCACTACATCTCCCTATAAATTATTATATCGAATTCTTGCTCTCAATCAAGAAAACTATTTATGTCTTTTTACGATATACCCATTGACGATTGCCATCAATAAGCGTAAAGAATTATTGGTATCTATCCCACTTACGATACTCACGACCAACAGATACAGAAATATAATTTTTAAACTTTTCTTTGATTGCTTCTGCACCAAGCTTACTGACTTCAGTCTTGTTCAATGGCTTAGGTAGTGTTATATAACCTTGACTCTCTAAATACTTTAAGCGAGTTCGGTTAGTCACGCATTTCTGAATGACCTCTTTAATCGTGCAATTAGGATTTTGTGATAAAAAGTTATTGATAAACTTTGCTTGTCTTTCATCATCGAGCTTAGTAAACATTAGAATTTCTCCCCTACTTCTTGAAATATCTTTTCAAATGCTGTTGGTTTAAAGTCTTTCTTATTAAATTCAAATACGGTCTTACGGCCATTGGCGTGTTTAATATAACCTTTGACTACTACATCTTCTACAATAATTGTTTTCTTTGATTCAGCCATTAATATGGTGCCTCCTCATAATCGTTAGTGTTAAATGGTTTGATTTTCTCTTTTGGTAATTCTACTACTTCTATATCTGGGTGACTATCTTTATACCATTTGGCTTCCCTCTTTGACCATCGGTATTTTCTTATAATATCTCCATCATCAACAACTGCGTGAGTGAAATTCATCGTATAGATCCTTATAATAAATTCTTGTTCCAATGCATTCATTTCCATCCATATCCTCTGCATCAAATAATACAAAAGACATATTGTTTTCTAGGTCATGCATGATGACATCTCCATGAAGACCATCTTCAAACTTTACTACATTTTCTATATTATTTTTCTTTAGGTCTTTAAGCTTCATTTTTATTAATCTCTATGTTTGGGTGAATAGAAGCCTTACATTCTTTACATTCTTTAATTACTACTCTCAGTTTCTTATCATACACTTTATTGTACGAATTACAAACTTGACAAAACCAATTATCGTTTATGTGTAGTTTACGTTTCTCCCAACTCATATTTCCTCCTATTTACATATCTTTAGACAATAGCTCTGCCAAGGGTGGTAATGACCGCCTTTGACCCATACTGAGATATTACTGCTACTCAATACCAATCCTACACTGAGTTAATGTTGACTCATTTACTAGAGGCAAAGACCAACCACCCCATGACTAGTAAACTTGTGTGATACCCATTTAAGATCACGAGGCGTGCCGTCAGGTGTAAACGAGCCTATGTATTCTTCCACGCCACCCATTTAGGTGCATTAGTAACGTCTGGAGAACGGATAGTAACAAAAAGGAATAAGAAAAGACGGAAGAGCTGAATAGCTAATCCATTTTTCTCTCATTCATACTTTGTTGCTCTCAATGACAATAATACACAAACTGAAAAAAAATGCAATGGGTATAAAAGAAAAAACCCCGAATGATCAGTTCAGGGTTTTTGGGTCGGTGAGAGAGGCACCGAGGGGTATCGTATGAACGAAAGAAAAGCATCAGACAGAGAGGGATCTGATATTTGAAACATTACACAATATGTTGTGTTTTGTCAAGCATTTATTACTACATCTTGTGTTAGAAAAAATACAACGAATATTCGTTAGACTTTTTTGTTTTTGTCAATATATCACTTTTTTGCGTTTAATTCTTGTAAGTGTTTCATTCAAAAGGGATTTGTCTGTATTTTGAGTGAAAACCATTTTTACAGGCAAATATAATTAACACATGAATTAATATGAGTACGACATATTGACATTGGTATTTTGATGTTGCATAATAGGGCTTCATTTATTTAGAGAGGAAATGAAAATGAAACAAAATATTCGTATTAATCCTATTGACCCAGCTAGAGAGAATGGTCGTATTTATCCCAACCACTACAAAAATGTTGATGTGGACATGTATATGTTCCAATCGGCTATGCTTGCTCGTAAAGAGAAGAAGCGTTTAAACGTATTCTTTTGGGTATTTGTCGTTTGTTGGGCAGCATTTATGGCTTATGTGTTTTGGATAACGAGGTAATTATGGAAATTATTAATCAAGGAATGAGAGTCGAATTAGAAAACATGGCTAAGAAAATGAATGCTATGGCTAAAAAGATTGAAGAAGCAAACAATCGTATAGATTTATTAATGGATATATTAATTAAACAATCAAAAGATGTTCAACATAGATTAGATAAGGAGAGGATATGAAACGATTTTTAGTATTAGCCGAAGTTGAAATTGATGAAAAGAAATACAACGAAGTTGAATCATGGAATATAGAAGTTACGGATTGGATTACCTCTGTACTAGCAGATCATGGTCGTGATCGTGGCATGCTTATTAAAATGCGATGCATGGAAACTGATTATCATTTACTTGATGATGTAAGTAGATCAGCAGATGCGATTGCTAAAGATAAAGCCTTCGATGAATTAGAAGAAGTGATGCTAACAAACAACATGTGTGCTAGTGGAAATTGCGAGGCTTAACATGAGAACAAGAAGCGAGCATATTCCTTTGTATTATTGGATTCAAAACTATGGAAGTATTAACAATGTAAAAGAAGATTCATTTGTTAGACATAGATTAATTGGTTGGCATTTTGCCGATGATGTGCTTAAAAGATTTGTAAGGATTTATAAACCAACGCCTAGCGTATTTGATGACATTATTTACAAGGCAGTAAGAAAATATGGAACACAGTTACAACATATGCCTATCTATTATAGGTGGTATAAAGACAGCAAAGGTAAACCTGTTCCATTTCCTTATAAAAGAGTTAGAAGACCTATGATAGTTTTTAAAAACAAATATGGTATTGAAGAGGTGAGGGTTAAATGATTATTACTAATAAATTTGGATTACCTAAGCCATTTGAAAACATAGCTAAGAATCCCACTTATTCAAAGGGTAAGGCACATCTATCAGCCACACAATTGCTTAACAGTCCTAAGATTGTAGCATTGATGAAGAAGCACGATGGTGAGTTGACTCAAGATGTAGCAGATACCATTTGGTCCATCTTCGGTTCAGCAGTGCATAGCATCTTGGAAAAAGGTGGTGATGAGAATCATATCGTTGAAGAAAGATTCTTTGCAGAACTTGATGGTTGGAGTATATCAGGTGCTGTTGACTTACAAGTCATCGATAGCGATGGAATTCACATTCAAGATTACAAAACAACATCAGTGTGGGCTGTTAGAAATGATAAGCCAGAATGGGAACAACAATTAAACATATATGCATGGCTTATTGCTTTCAATAAGAAAGTTCAAATAAAGTCCTTGACAATTGTTGGAATACTAAAGGACTGGAGTAAGTCAGAAGCTGATCGTAATCCAGAGTATCCACAAAAACCTGTTGCTATGGTTGATGTTCCTTTATGGACATATGAAGAACAAGAAAACTTTATTAAAGGTCGTATTGCTAAACACAGTGCAGCTGACTTCGCTATGGAAACAGGTGGAGAGTTAACAGATTGCACACCAGCAGAAATGTGGGAGAAACCTCCTGTATGGGCTGTCATTAAACAAGGTGCGACTCGTGCTAAGTCTTTACATGATGCAATTGAGTTAGCAGAAGCAGCTAAGAAAGAATTAGGTGCGGGTTATGAGATTCAACTAAGGCGTGGTAAGCGTGGTCGATGTGAAAGCTATTGCTTGGTGAATAAGTGGTGTAAACAATATCAACAATATAAGGAGGAAAATCCATGAGTGGTGCGGGCATGCCTTATGAGTGGTCACAGACTTATGATGACTACGATAAGATATTTGATGAAAAAGTACCGATGGTCGATAGTTCACAGATCGGTGGAACACATTATGTAAGTAAAACAATTCAGCCATGGGATTTTATTGTGGCTAACAAGCTTGGTTATCTTGAAGGCAACGTCATAAAGTATGTTTCAAGGTATCAAGAAAAGGGAGGCTTAGAGGATTTACGTAAGGCTAAGCATTATTTAGAGAAACTATTAGAGGTGAGAACAAATGAGTGTATACAAGAAGTTACAGGAAGCAAGAATCCTGCTGCAAAATACTAGTCTTAAAAAGTCTGGTAAGAATAAGTTTGCGGGATATGAATACTTTGAATTAGGGGATTTTTTACCTACCATTCAAAATATATTTACTAAAGTTGGTTTGTGTGGAACGGTATCATTTGGCACAGAGATAGCATCATTAACCATCGTGGACGTAGATGCAACTGAAGCAGCACAAGGAAGCTATGTTGTATTTAGTTCACCAATGTCATCGGCTGAGTTAAAAGGTTGCCATGCAATCCAGAATTTGGGGGCGGTTCAGACTTATTTGAGACGCTATCTATGGGTAACAGCCATGGAGATTGTTGAACATGACGCTCTTGATGCTACTACAGGAAAAGATGACCCAAAAAAAGCTGAGCCTACAACTGAAAGTCCAAAGATCGTAGGCTTAAGAGGTGAATGGCAAATTGTAGCTCCCGCTAAACCACAGGGAGATGTTCAAGGATGGTTAGATCTAATTAAAAATGCTTGTCATTTACAGTTAGGTTTTGCCAAAAAAAATGAAGACTTAGAATCTATCTTCAGAAAGAATAAACTACTATTTGATGAAATTAAACTAACCGATCCTAATTTCTACAAGGAAATGATGGCTCAATTTACAGAAATGAAACATAAACTAGAAAAGGAAAAACAAGATGGCACAACAGTATGAATCAAGACCTAACACGGGCGTATTATTTAATAACGATACAAAGAAATCAGAGAATCATCCTGACTTTAGAGGTTCAGTAGATATTGATCGTAACTTACTTATTGACCTTTTAAAGAAACATCAATCAGGTCCAATTAAAGTAGCGATTGCTGCATGGAAGAAAACTTCACAAGCAGGAAATGATTTCTTGTCATTATCAGCGTCAGAACCATACGAGAAACCAGCAGGTCAAGCACCAGCTAAGAATCCTTGGGAGAACTAAGATGGCTAGAGCCAAAAAAACGGCAGAAACCATTACTCCACAAGAGGCATTGATTAAGGACCTGCAAGCTCAGGTCCATGATCTCTACGCTTTTTGTGTAGAGTGGCGTAAACAGAATGACACTTTAAAAGCTGAGAATGCTAACTTACATTATCAAATTGTAAGACTTGGTGGAATCGTTCAATATTTGGAGAACAAGATTGAAGCCGATACAATTCGAAGCTAAAAAGGTTGCCATTAAGCAAGATAAGAATGGCGTTTCATTAACGCTTGTTGTGCATCCTGACGACTTTCCTATAGAAATTCTACAGGACTTCGTTGGGGCTGCTTATCAATGTGTATTTGTAAGAACTGACCGTCCTCATGAAGACAAACAAGCTTCTTATGTTGGAGAACAACATGTGAAGTTAGCTGGCATACTTTCTACTTCAAAAGACTTTTGGGACTTCTTACATGCAGATAGTCAAATCCTTAAAAAAGATGAAGATACAGCTACAGATTGGTTGCGTGCATATCTTGGTATTCAATCAAGAGCAGAACTTAAAACTGATTTAGCAGCACAACAAAGATTAGATAAGATTAACAGGGAGTTTAAACAGTGGATGCAAAATTAAAGAAAGTTCCATACTCGGTATATTTACCACAAGAACTGCATTCAAAGTTAACTGCGATTGCAAAGACTCGTAAGGCATCTGAATTGGTGCGTAATGCAATTACCATGATTATCGAAGGTAACGATGCATACAACAGTGGATATAACCAAGCCATTAGAGATGCAGCACAACTTGTTTATGATTGTGAAGAAGCACAGATGGTAGCTATCAAAGGTAAAGATCTTGGTTCAATCCTCACCCACAGAATTGAAGGATTGGAGATGAAGAAATGAAATTGACTAGAAAACAAAAAATGAATCTAATAGAAGGAAAGCTTGAATTAAGTATGTTGCAATTCCATGCAAGCTTGCCTTGGATTATTAGAAAGTTATTTAGCAAACAAGCTTTAAATTGGTATGACAAGGGTAAAGGTGACGCAATGGCTGATTATCTTTGGCTTAAAAAGAAAATAGCAAAAGTGGAGAATCAAAATGGCAAGTGAAGCAGGCAAAGGCGATAAACAAAGACCAATGATCTATAGTATTGACTTTGAAACCAGATCAGCAATTGACCTCAAAGATAGGGGATTGGATGTATATGCCAACGACCCTACTACTGAGGTTATATGCATTGCGTTCGGCACCCAACCTAACGATGTGTTAGTAACTGACCAAGTTAATAACCCACACTACGGGCATTTCTTATCCAAACTATTAGACCACGTAAACAACGGTGGCAAAATCCAAGCATGGAACGCCATGTTCGAGTATGCCATCTGGAACTGCGTCTGTGTGCCTAAGTACGGCTGGCCACCACTAAAATTAGAACAATGTATTGACACCATGGCCATAGCTGCGGCCAATAATATTCCACAAAGCTTAGATGACGCTGGCACATTTCTAGATGCCGAATATAAAAAAGATCCTATTGGTAAGCGTCTTATTCAGAAACTATGCAAACCATACAAAGACGGATTTAATAAAGACCCCGAACTTATAAATCAGCTGTTTGAGTACTGTCGCCAGGACGTTAAGACAGAGATGGCCATAGGGCGTTTGCTAAGACCCCTGGACGCATCAGAACAAAAGATATGGGAGTTGACCCAGCGTATTAATATTAGGGGTGTTCCCGTCGATCCTTGTGAGTTGGAAAATGCGGTTAAGGTTATTGAACATGCTCAAGGCAAGATTGACCAAGAAACAATCGCCAATGGCATAAGGGAGAAGATAAATGAATGAATATAGAATAAAAACATTTGTGCATAGACTCAATAAATTAGGTATAGATGTAACCTTTGCTGCCAATTATCCTTGGATTTATTTTGATACTATTAACGGTAAAAAGGTTACAGGAACATTTCATGCTGATCATGGATGGACTGCATTTTTTAGTCCTGTTGAAATACAAGGCAAAGTTAAATTTAGTGATAGACGAGAAGTATTTAAAAAGGTAAGGAGCATGTTATGAAACAACATAAATGGCATAAAGAAATAAAAGCATGGGCTGAAGGTAAAAAGATTGAAGCTAAATGGTTATCTGATGAAAATGAAGAATGGCAATATGTTGAAACTCCAATTTGGGATGCAACTCATTGGGAATACCGCATTAAACCACAACCTAAAGAAATGAACCCAGAACCAAATGAAGAGTTTACATGGTGGTATGAAAGAGT